GGAGCACCAAGATCAGCCAACAGATAGGCATTACCCGATTTTCTGTTAGAGACTCTCTTCAAGCCATAAAATCTAGGGCCGCTGCCCAAGGCTATTCGCCACAGCATGACATGACCCGCACGGTGCCAGATGCCTTTACGGTCAAAGGGGTGTCCACCTACTATAATCAGGACGGAAACCCTATTGGCCAGTGGGTGAAATCTGTCGCTGACAAAGAAGCTCAGTTCCGAACGATGATCGAGCGGATTGAGTTGGCATGTGAAGGCATAAAGCCTTGGAAGCCAATTGAAAAACCGAAGGTCACACAAGACGATGCGCTTTCTTTGCTGGTCATCACGGATTTTCACCTCGGCTCGTATTGCTGGGGTCAGGAGACTAGCGAGGACTATGACACCAACATGGCTCGTGATTTATTCCTCTCAAGCATTAAAGAGATGATCGACAGCACGCCCAACAGCAAGATCGGAATGCTTTGTAATCTCGGTGACTTTTTGCACTGGGACGGATTGGAGCAATTGACCCCGTCAGGCAAAAATCTTTTGGAAGGCGATTCAAGATACTCGCGAATCGTAGACATAGCCATGACGGTTATGAACGAAGCCGTTCGCATGATGTTGGAGAAGTACGAGAAAGTCGTCTTTGTTTGTGCTGAGGGCAACCATGACATTGCTGGCTCTATCTGGCTACGCAAGTTTATTAGGAAGTTATACGCAAACGAGCCAAGGCTTCAGGTCATTGATAACGACTTCCCTTACTACGCGTATCGGCACGGCGAAGTCATGCTGTGCTTTCACCACGGGCACAAAGCTAAGATGGGTAGCCTTCCCAAAGTGTTTTCAAGCGAGCCGCGTTTCAGGCAAGACTGGGGCAAGTCGAAGATAGCCTATATACACAGCGGTCATTATCACTCAGAGCGCATCTTAGAGGACGCTGGAGCGATTACAGAGCAACACCCTACCCTAGCCTCAAGGGACTCGTATGCGACTCGTCTCGGGCTTATGTCACAGCGTGGCGCGAAGGTGATAACCTATGATTCAACCGATGGTGAAGTTGCCCGTATAACTGTGAGGCCCAAAGCATGATCCCAATAATTAGCTGTCCGTTACCGGGTGGCGGTCAAGCGCTTATCAAGACGCAAGACATTGGCGGTGCAACCAGTGGCAAGAATCCAAAAGAGTGCGATGTTTATATCCTAGGCTGGGCAGCTAACGGGATCACAGTTGATTTAAGTTTGGATGACTTCGCAGAGATATGGGTATCAGCATTGATAGACGATGGAGCGCCGGAGTATGAAATCGTATTTACCCCAGATGAAATGCACTGAGTGCTTCAAGATCATGGTGCCCCAGTTTAAGAGCGAATACCCTCACAAGCTGGAAGGCTGGTCATGTGACTGCGGGAACAGCGAGAAGGCAATACTTCGAGAACGTCAATACACGAGGGCAGACGATGGCAGTGAAGAGAGACCAAGCAGACATTTGGTTTAGTAAGGCGGTAAGGCTACGAGATCAGAAGTGCTTGCACTGCCACAAGACTGATCGACTTGAGTGCGCTCATATTTTTGGTAGGCGTAACAAGCGACTACGCTGGAGCATGGGGCCGGGTCCGGGTAATGCAGTAAGCCTTTGCCACTACTGTCACCGATGGTTCACTGAACAGCCGATAGCATTCCATGACTGGTTGCGTGAGATGTTTGGCGATGATCACATGGATCATTTGCGGTTAGTCAGTAACGAGATATACAAGACTAATAAACTACTGAGGAAGGATATCGCGGCGCATTACCGCGATGAAGTCAGGCGTAAGGAACTTGATCCAGATTACGAGATTCAGAGCTGGAACTAACATAGTCCAGATAATACTGCCGAAGAATGAAACGATCCCGAAGCTTGGTCAGGGCGCTCTTTTCTAACTGAGCCACCCTACTCCGGGTGATACCTAGCTCATCGGCAATCTCTTGATGAGTCATTAGGTAGTCGTCGTTGATTGCCCTTGTCATTGTTCTACCAAAACCCAAAAGCTGCGAGCAAACCACTTGCTTGGGAAAAAATTCGACTGAAGCAACGCATCTTGCGCGTTCCAGTAGTTAACCATCACTGGCTGATCTTGCTCATAAGTGATTGCGTCGGTTGCGCTTGCTATCTGAAACGCAAGCTGTGCTTTTAGGAAAGAACAAACCAACTTCATTTGATCTTGAGGGATGGGCAAGCACTGACCTTCTGCCTCTCCATCTACGCACTTAAGAATATAACCTGTGTCCATGTCTATCTCCCTTGGTAAAGGCCGCTTACGCGACCTCGTATCTGTTTGACTCGATGAAGAATTGCTTTCCAGCCACTTCCACAATCGCACCACCATCGACCTGCTTGATGAGCGTTGCTTTAATTCGCAGGTTGCCGCCTTTTGCTTTGAAGGTTACTTGATTGTTTTTCATGTTGCTTCTCCCTTGGTTTGATTAGCTGTACTGAAGTTGCTCGTCATACTGCTCGGTTACGAGATCGAGGATTGTGTCAGCTTCCCACGTTGCGCCGTCTGGCGTCTCTTCTGGTAGCTCGCGAAGGATTTCGCATACAGCTTGAGACTTTGTGCAGGCCATGTAGACAACCAGCTCGACTTTGTTCTTGAGTAGGTTGTAAAAGCTCTCATCATTGTTGAGCCAAAGAGCAGTGTTCCAGTGGTTGTAAGATTCGTAGCCGTTGAAAGTATTGTTAGTCATGTCTCTAGTCCCTTGGTTAGTGGCTGTGTCCCCAGCCGATGAACACATGAAAACACATCTAAAAATAAAAAACAACATAAAATGTTATCTTTTTTAGGTAGGGTGGTTGCAAAGCCACAAAATGTGTTATCATTGCCGCATGTGTACTACAGTGAAGCGAGCCATGTTTTGCACTCGTAACGGCGAAAAGCACATTGAGAACCTCGATAAGGTATGTGTACTCATCGGGCGTTTGAAAGGACTCACGGAGTCCGAGTATCTCGATCTTTGTGCTGTCAGTAAGCTAGAGAATGCACGAGCGCTAGGTATGGCGAAATACTACCCGACTCACTGAGTTAAGGGTAACAACAGGCCGGAAAGGTCACGGGGCTTCTTGCCCCTCAAAAAAGGGATGGGTCATGTACGAGCAAGAAATGTTTAACAAGAATCCGGGCTTTGTAATCGGCGCGGTTATCTTATTTATCACTGTGTTGGGCATCGTAGGTAATGCCGACATGGAAGAAGAGATCAGCCAGTACGAGTTCTATTGTGAGAACGTCGCCATGTGGATAGATTCTAATGGTGAGAACGGTCACCCAAACTTCCGAGGTGTAGATTGTGAAGCTGACCTATAAGGATGTGCAGGAAGCTTCAAAGCTGAACCACAGTGGCGTTACGTTCGACAGCCTAGCCACTATCTTTGATGTGAGCCCAACAACTATTCGCCGGTATATCCGGGCGTTTGAGCGTTATGGGAAATCATTTTGGGGACCATTTCCAACTGAGGCAAATGATGGCTGATCATCGTGGTAAGCTAGACAAGGAAACGCGGGATAGACACTTCCCCGAGCTGAACGGCGGGAAAGGATCATTACCACGTAAATCAACCAAGAGTAGTAGACAGGCTTACTCTGATAACTGGGACAGGATCTTCGGTGGCAAAGGACAGCAAGACAGCAGCTCATCGCAATAGAGCTATACGCCAAGAGGCTTTAAGGGAGCAATTATCCCAGCAGGGTCACGAACAGTATATCTCTGAAATCATTAGCAATTTGTCTGACCCTGAGATGGAATATGATTCTTTGTGGGTGCAAAGGCTAAAGGCGGCGGCTGATCTACGTCTAAAGCTGATGGCTAAGTACATTCCAGACCTGAAATCTCAAGAGCTAACTGGTCCAGAAGGCGGTGATTTAGTCATTGCTGTACAGCGTAAGCGATTCGATGGCGAAGATTGAATATGTAACCAAGCCACCCGGTAAAGTTCTCGAAGAGTTCGCCGATTGTCGGGCGCGTAACTCTTTCATCATGGGGCCACTAGGCTCCGGCAAGACAGTCCAAGTAATCCTCAAGCTACTCGAGCTAATGTGCGAGCAGGCACCGGTAAAGCGGGAGACGCATCCCAACTACGGTGTAAGGCTCAGTCGGATCATTGCCGCACGTAATACCTACAGCGAACTATTCTCGACCACCATCAAAGACTGGCTCGAAGTCCATGGCGAGCTGGGTGAGTTCAAGCAAGGCAACAAGGAACCACCAACACACAAGATTCAGTTTAAGTTAGAGGATGGCACGACTGTACGCAGCGAGGTCATCTTCATAGCCTTTGATCGCCCTGATCACGTCAAGAAGGCTAGGGGTATCCAGACTACATGGGTGTGGCTAAACGAGGCCAAAGAGCATTCCAAGAGCGTTGTGGACATGCTTGATCTGCGTTGCGGTCGTTACCCGTCGATGAAAGAAGGTGTACGCCCTACTCACTACGGAATGATAGGTGACTCCAATGCCCCAGACGAAGATCACTGGTATTACCGACTTGCTGAAGAAGATCGCCCAGAAGATTGGAAGTTTCATCGCCAGCCCGGTGGAGTCTATCGGGAGGGAGATGGTTGGTATCTCAACACCAAAGCCGAGAACCTCAACAACTTACCCGAGGATTACTACCGGCGAGGACTGCAAGGCAAAACGGACGACTGGATCAAGGTCAACTTGGCTAATGAATATGGCTTTGTCTCCAGTGGTAAGCCGGTGCATCCTCTTTACACTGATTCTATACACTGCCTTGGGGACGCTTATACTCCTAGTATTGATGCCCCTGTTGTACTTGGTTTCGATTTCGGTCGCACTCCCGCTTGCGCTTTCCTACAGCGTGATGCGTTGGGTCGTTGGATTTGCTTCGATGAATTCTGCATGACTGACTCGGGGGCGGTGGACTTTGCGCCTAGCCTCAAGCGGTACATTGATGCGAACTATCCGCAATGCAGGTTTCGGGGCTGGGGTGATCCATCGGGCGATAACAAGAACCAAGCGAATGCCGATACGCCGTTCAAGATCATGCGAGCTGCCGGGATACCTTGCACGCCAACACTGTCTAACGATCCTTCGCTACGACGTGCCGCGCTAGAAATGCCCATGAAAGAGCTGTGCATGGATGGCAAGCCTAGATTCTTAATCAGCCCGAAAGCGAAGATGATCCGCAAAGGGTTGCAAGGCGGCTTCTGTTACCGACGGATACAGGTATCAGGCGAGAAGTACACAGATGAGCCAGACAAGAACGAATACAGTCACCCGGTCGAGGCATTGGAGTACGCATTGCAGGGAGAAGGTGAAGGTAGACAGGCACTAACCAACCTGCATACACAAAGCAGGCAAGTG